CATCAGTTGAGGCAACCAAGCCTTCAGCTAATTTGATGACCGCATACGAGCTTATGAAGCCATTTAAACGCATAAACGTAATTATCTAATGATAGGAAGATTAATGAATAGGATTACTTTTAAAAGTAAGACTAGCGTATCTGATAGTGCAGGAGGATTTGTAAATACCCTTGCAGATTATTATACTTGTTGGGCTGAAATAGTATCAGATACCAATACAAGAACTAATATAGCAGGAACAGATGGCTTTAAAGACGATATAACTTTTAGAATTAGATTTACAACATCTAAGGTATTTGATAAGAAGTTGGTAATCAGCTTCCAAAATAGATTATATGTTTTAAATTCTATTATTAATGAGCAAGATCGTAATAAGTATTTTTTAATAGGATGCACAACTCTTAAATAATGTTTATAGAAGTAAGGGGTATTGGTAAGCTAAAAAGCAAATTTGCTAATGGGTTTGTTCAGTTTAAATCTCATGTAATCAATGAGTTAAATGTAATGGTAAAAAATATAGAAGGCGAAGCTAAATCTGATGCCTCTAATTTGCCATATTTAACAGCAAATTCTAGTTACGTAAGAACCAATTACTTATCAAACAGTATAACATCTATTCCTTATAATGACTCTTACGCTTCTGTTGTTGTTAATGCTAAATATGGTCCTTACGTTGAATTTGGTACTGGTACAGGCTTCGGTATTCAAAAATACAAATACAATCTAACTCCTAGACATATTTTACCTTACGCTTCAATATTTAAAGGCTCAGGTGGCAAGAATAGCAATATGGGTTATAGAACATACTTATTCAAAAATTTTGAAATAGAATATACTAAAGCTTTAAAGGGTATAAAAAACTTTAAATTGCAATAAGTTCAATTAAATATATTTCGTTAAATTTGTACAAAATCAATACCATGAACATTACACTAAACGAAGAGCAGGTAAAACAATTAGACGCATTTATTCAAGAAATGCCAACTAAGTTTGGATTGCCTTTAACTCAGTTCTTATCAAAACTTGCTCAGGAGCAAAATCCTGAAGAAGTAAAAGCTGAAACAGAAGCTTAATGAAAGATTGCGGATATGCTATACGAAAGGCTTATGTAGATAAGTTAGCCTCAGAGAGTTTTTCTTTGGGTGTTTACGATACTATTGCACCTGACGATGTAGAACCGCCATTCTTGATTATAAGCAGTCAAACATCTGGAGAAAATAGCGACAAACAGAGTTATAACTTTGATGTTACTATTCAATTTGATGTTGTGTATAGAACCTTTAAGTCAGGTGAAGTAGGACAGAAATCGGTAGACCAGTGGGCTAATGAATTATTAGAGATCATAGGCGTTAATGTACCAGATTACCCAAATGCTTCTCCTGACTTTAAAATAGTTACTCGTAAGATTACAAGCAATAATGCTACATTTGATTATGTAAATGAAGCTTATATTTTTAGAAGAGTAATTACAATGGAACATTTTGTAACTCAAATATTATAAAAAATTAAAATAAAATAAAATGCCAACAACAGGAATTTTTAATGGTACAAATCTAGTAGTCCTAGTAGGAACTGAGGTTGTAGCTCACTCTACATCATGTTCTTTAACAGTAAGTGCTGACTTGCCAGATGCAACAACTAAATCAAGCGGTGGATGGGCTGATCAAATCGCAGGTTTACGTTCTTGGTCTTTAACTACAGATGGTCTTGCTACAGTTGAACCAACAGGTACAAACTATGTAGTAGGAGATATTTTCTCTGCTTTAAACGGAAGAGGTGTAGTTACAGTTAAGTTTACTACAGTTAATGGAAGTACTCCAATAGTAGGTGATTTAATTTGGTCTGGTTCTGCTTTTGTAGAAAGTTTAGATATAAGTGCTGATATGGAATCTCCAGTTACTTACTCTGCTTCTTTCACAGGACAAGGTCAATTAACTCAGGCTACTAACGCATAATAACACCAAAAACACCAAAATATGAGAGGACATTACGAACTAACCCTTAGCGATGGGGCTAAGATACCTATGAGGTTTTGTACATGGTCTTTAAAAAGATTCTGTCAGCTTCAAGGCATTGGACCATCTGAAATAGGAGAAGCATTAAGTGGATCAAGTCAATTAGATGCGATGACTAACTTAATATTAGCGGCTGCTGAATATCCTTTATACAAGGAAGGTAAGACACCTAATATTACAGAATTAGAAGTTTGTGATTGGATTGATGATATCGGTGGGATAGCTAGTGAGAAATTTCAAAACATTATTACAGCTTTATCTGAAAGTATGAATAGTGGCATAGAAGCTGTACCTGTAAAAAAGGGAAAGAGTTCTGATGTAAAAAAAAATTAGAGTGGATTGATATTGAAAGATATACAATGGGGGAGTGCCAAGTGCTTCCCCATTTGTTTTGGGAGATGACGATGGCTGAATTAGATTTTGTTTGGTATGGATATCGTCATAAAGAAGAACAAGAATGGTTAAGGGCAAGATGGCAAACTACTATTTTAGTAAATATGCAACTACCAAAAGGGAAAAAGATACAAGCAAGTGAGCTTTTGCCACTTGACTGCGATAATCGTAACTTTGTGAAGCAGAGGGTTATGACTAATGATGAACTGCAAGAGGTATTAAAAAAGTATAATAATATTAAAGTTTAGATAAAATGGCAGGAGAAGATTTACTACAAATTAGGGTTACAGCAGACTTTAAACAAGCTGAAGAATCATTTTTAAAATTAAGTAAAACTGCTACTACTTTTGAATCTGACATTAGGAAGATTTCTGCTAATGTAAGCAGAGAGTTTAATAAAATAGAAGGAAGTGCTGAGCTATTTGGTAATTCAACTACTGTAGTTGCAGATAAGATGAAGGTTCTTAAAAATGCTATGGAAAATCTAATGTCTTTAGGTTTCCAGGCTATGAATCCTCATGTTCAAAAGCTTAAAGCTCAATACGATCAATTAGGCAAGTCTTTAGATGCTGTAGGACCTGCAGTTGAAAAGTCAAGTAAAAAGATGGGTGCGTCTAACAAGACCATGATGAGTTTGTCATTAATCTTACAAGATTTACCTTATGGATTTAGAGGTATTCAGAATAACTTACCAGCATTAGTTGGAAGTTTTGCTGCTGCTACTGGAGCTATTTATCTAGGATTTTCAGCATTGATTGCAATTACTACTGCTTATGAAAAGGAAATAGTTCAATTAATATATGGTATAGATGACTTATCTAGGGCTAATAAAAAGTTAAACGAAGCTGTAGCTGATAACGAAGGTCAAGCTAGATCACAAATAGCTACTGACCAATCATTAATAAAAATAATTAACGACACTACACAAAGCACAGAAAATAGAACAAGAGCTTTAGACCAATTAAAAGAAAAATATAAAGGTAATTTAGAATTACAAAAAATAGATATAACTGATGGAGATAAATTAGCAGAGGTTTATAAAAAAATATCTAACGCATTAATTAGAAAAGCTAGAGCAACAGCTTATGCTTCATTGATAGCTGAAGAAGAAGCTAAGATATTAAAATTAGAAAAAGAACAAGGCGAAGAAGTTGTAAAAAACTTAGGTTTCATGGGAACTGCCTATGGATTATTAACATCTGGTCTTGATGGGGCTAAAGCATCATCAAATGTAGTTACTTCTGCATTTAACAAACAAGCAAAACAAATTGCTACATCAAGAAATATTATAACAGCTTATACAGATAAATTAAATGAAAATACTGAGGCTCAAATAGTAAATGGAGATGCTACAAATTTAGATACTACTCCACCAAAAGTAACAAAAGGTAAAACACCTGAAGAGATAAGGAAGGAGCAATTAGAGAAAGAAAAAAAGGCGAATGAAGCAGAAACCAAAGCCTATATTGATACACTAGACGAAAGAGGTAAAAAAGAATACGAAGTTGGATTAAAGTTAGCAGAGAACTTGCAAATAATGAGAAATGCAGGTTATACAGACTCTACAACATACTATGCTGCTTATAGAGCAGAAATGGATAAAATTGATGCTTATTATAATAATAAAGAAATTGAAGAGGCTAAAAAGACTGCTGAAAAAATAGCCAAAGATGCGAAAGTATTACAAGACAGAGAATTACAAAATAAATTAGATGCTTTAAAAATAGAATCTGATGTTGCAATGAAAATTGCAAATTTATCTGGTAATGCTACGGCTGCAGATAGAATAGCAATATTAGAAAAATATAGAACTGCTTTAAATGATTTAGCTAATACAGGAGGATGGACTGCCGATCAATTTGATAAAATAAGTGATGCTTTAGTTAGAGTTGATGGTGCTATAGAGGGATCAAAAGATAGAGTAAAAGATTATACAATTACATGGCAAGAAACAGTAAATACCATTAATGGAATTTTAACAAGTTTAGACCTTAGTATAATGGTAAACTTTGCTGAACAATTAGGAAATATGATGGCTGGTGGTAAATTTGACATTACTCAAATGGGTACAATTTTAGCAGATGCATTATCATCAATTGGTAAAGCACTTATTGCTTTTGCTTTAACAAATGGTGCAGCTATGGAATTGTTTAAAAATCCTAAAACCTGGCCTTTAGCTCTTGCTGCTGGTATTGCAGCAGTTGCGGCAGGTACTGCATTAAAAGCAAAAATTAGCGACAATAAAGCTACTGCATTTGCTAATGGTGGTATCGTATCAGGACCAACTATGGGTCTTGTAGGAGAATATCCAGGTGCTGCTAATAACCCTGAGGTTATCGCACCTTTAGACAAATTAAAGTCAATGATTGGTGGAGGCGGAGGTGGTACATTTGTACTTAGAGGACAAGACTTATTATTAGCTACAAACAGAGCACAAAAGGCATCTAATCTTAAAGGACAAAATATTAGCTTAGCATAATGGCATACGGATTAAGATATACATTAAGTCAGATACTTAAAAATGGTAATTCTCAAGTTATTGAAATATATCAAGAGGATTATACAGGTAGTGTAAAAACATACATACCGACATCTATAAGTTTACAGCCTAATTCATCAAACGAATATCCATATCCTGCTATTATATCAACTCAGTTACAATTCTCGTTTATCCTTGAAACTGAAGATGACTATAATCAATATCCAAACGTATTATCATCTAACGCTAGATTATACTATGTATTATTAAAAGAAGGTTCTACAGTAATATGGAGAGGTTATTTATTTAATGACTATTCAGAAGTAGGATTCTCTACAGGTATATCACAATCATCTCTAATTGCTATAGATGGTATATCCTTTTTACAAGATCAAGAATTTGTAGTAAGTAATAGTATTAACTATTTGAAACAACATCTTGAAGTAATTGCTGAAGGTCTAAGATATTTAGCCTATCCTTCAGACTTATATCTTAACATAGCTTGTTCGTTTTATGCTGATGGCATGGTTGATAGGACTGATAATGTAGCAAATGAACCTTTTAGTCAGATATATCAATACCCAAGAGATTTTGTAGGGGTTAGTTATTATGTTATACTAGAAAATATACTTAAAACGTTTAACTGTAGAATGTACCAAGCTAATGGAGATTGGTATATATCTGCGACTATGGAAACTGCTGCTTCAACTAGATATTTTACAAGATATGCAATTGGAGCATCTACAATAACTGTAGCATCATCAGGTGTACTTAATAATACTATTAATATTGCACCTTATACAAGCAACAATGTTCACTTTATTAATAACTCTCAAACTAAAATACTGAGAAAAGGCTTCTTTGATATACAAGTAAGAAGTGAATATAGAAGTCCTATTAATCTTTTACATAATGCTGACTTAAAGATTATATCTGGTACTGCACCTAATATATCAGCAACTGGATGGAGAACTACCTTG